CTTACTAGAGATTGCTGTACTTGAGCTGTTGCCTGGGGGGAGCGTGTATGTATATCTAGCGGGTGATTGTATTGCGGGCGTTGAACCACCAAACAAAGAAAGTATTGATGAAATATCAGTTGCACTGCCTCCGGTGCTTGGATATGGTTTATTCGTGTCATATCTCGTCTGTGCGGTTTCGTTAGCCAACTTTGCTTGTGCGAGTTGATTTACTATTTCCTGTTGTTTTGCTTCTCGTGCTGCTTGTTCGTTGGCTAGTTGTACTGCCTGTGCTTGTCTTGCCTGTTCTTGCGCTGAGGTCAGAGAAGTACCATAGATACTCGATCCTGTTGAAATACCTTGTCCTGATGCTCCAGCCATGAGAGTAGCAATAGCATTTTTAAGTGCTCGTTGATCTGCGGTCTCTGATGTGGCTAGTCCTGCGACTGATCGATCAATTCCTGACAGTGCGTCAGTTTGGTCTTGATTTGCGGTGGTCTCTAAAGTCTTGTATTTCAAATCAAGTGGGGTTACGGCGTTTTGTATTTCTTGTTGTGCTACGGTAGATGATCCCAATAGTCCTCGCTTGCCGAGTTCATTGTTAGTAATTCTAGTTTGATTGTTTACCGCCTCTGTTCCCTGACCTTTTATCGACTGAATAAGGTTAGCGTATCGCTCTTGTAGCGGAGCTCGTTGAGCCTGTAGGTCAGTCCGAGTCTGGTTGTATTTTGCGGTGATCTCAGGGGCTGAGGCCGTTAGAGAATCAACTTGTGGCTTTATTGCGTCCTGTTGACGCTTTATAGCTTCTTCAATGGCTTTGTTGAGGTCTGTAGGGTTGAATACCGGAGTCGCACCAGGTGATCCAGGTGATGTTGAGGGGTAGCCGGATGCTTCTTGAGCTCGCATGCTCGCAAACTCAGCAGAGTTTTGATCCTTGCCTTGGTCAAGTGCTTTTTGTCTCCAATTTGGGTCGTATGCCATAGATATAGTGGTGTGTACGCCTTCTATATCGTAGTGTGGGCTCGATGGTCCCAAATAATTAGTATAATTTTACCAAATCCAAACGAATATTTTCTGATCTTATAAATCAGCCCATCCAGATGCATGCTTTCCACGTATCTTACCTGTTGTTGCATCATAGTACATCGATCCAACCCCAGCCGAGGCGGGATCTGCACTACCTTTAGGTAGCGTTATGTATTGCTCTGCGTATTGAGCCGTTCCAATCCTTACCATTGTAAATATATTACCATACCCACCGTTTCCAAATCCCATTATTGTTGTTCCAGTTGCTCCTTTCCCTATTGAAAAACTTATCGCATCAGAAACATCTTGAAATCCCGCAGTGATACCGTTGGTTGTTACGGTACCTCCATTTTCTAGTACAGATATTTGCAGAAATCCAAGTCTTGCCGTGCCCGCTGTGCCTGCGTTTGGGTAAATATCCATAGTATTATATGTTACTCGTGAGGATGCTGTCGAAGCATACGATCTTTGAATTATGTCGGTTACTTCGGTTGTTCCTGGGGTATATCTTCGATACCCCAATCGCGCAACAGCTGTACCATCTAAGTTGAAAATTATAGGGTTTACAGTTGTAGTTCCATTCTCTGCGGCTGTTGATTCAACAACTAGTATTCCTGCTGATCCTCCGAGCGTCAATGTTCCTCCAAAACCACTACTAAAGCTAAAATCTCGGATCTGATTCTGTCCAACTGAGTTGCGTTCATTGTTCATGTCAAACGTATACGGGTCTACTACATCCTTACTCAGAGCCATAGGGGCATCTTTAGGGTTTAGGAAGTTGTCTAAGTCTTGTGGAAGTGCCATAGGGTGAATAGATTAGTAATGTTCGTGTACGTCAGCATTTATATTTTGACCGTAAAAGGTAAACCGAGAGTTAGTGCTTGATTCGTATATTCTGACAAATAATAGCTTTGAGTTACTCCCTGAGGGAAACTTGTATCTTACTACTCCTGATGATGCGTTTCCAGCCTCTACCCATTTAAGAGAGGCGAAAGAGTACGTATCAGAACGTGCCATAGACACTTTAGCTTCACATCCAGGGTTAAACACTCCAGTCCATGCGTTCCATTTCTTTTCAAATGCAGGAGCACCAAAGTTAAACACAAAGATCATCTCTGATGAAATTGCGGTCCCGTTATCTGAGGTTGAGTTGTCAAACTTGAATGCCTGACCGTTGGCTGCGCCAAAGATAAGTGTTTGATTACGATTAGCATCTTTGAACGAAAGCCATGACGTAGGTTTGGTCGCTAGATCCCAGTTTAAGAACTCATTCTTCTGATAATCGTACTTTATGACTCCGTTTGTCACCGCACGGCCTGTAAAATCGTCCGTAAACGTGCCCACAGAAGCCAAATAGTCGTATATATGGCATGTTGCAGGTATAGTCGGGAAGGCGGTCCCCGCTATGCCAGTTCCATTATCGTTGTAAAATTGGCGTTGAATAGCATTGGATAGGAGCTGTGGTTTTGCCCCACCAAAGCCATATATACCAAACTGGTTCAAATAGAATCGATAATCTTCAGCTTCGCCTATTGAGTTTGGGCTGGATGGTCCATAGTTTGTTGACATGTCTACGACTGAGTATCCATCCCATTTGAACATTTTCCCGCTATTTTTGATTGCGATTGCTCTATCTGCGACTTTTATTGTTTTCATGAGCTTTCCTGCTGAGGGGAGCTTGAAAGATGATGAGTCTGACGTACCTGTTGTATTCCAGTTTGTTGCATCGTTTGTCGTGCTATAGAAATAGTCTGACGCAGTGCCTATGGCATAAATCCTGTTTTGATAGTCTATAAAGCTGTTGCTGATTGGAGCTAAGGTCGTGTTTGTAAATGCCGTGCCTGTTGTTGTGTGTCTCGTTGAGCCTATACCATCACCCATAATCATAGTGTTGTCAAGCACGCCCATGCCTACGTATGCACTCGCATCTACCGTGCCATTGCCCGTCACTGTCCATGCACCAGTCCCTTGTAGACTTGAATAGACGATGCTCCCTGACTTTCTGTAGTTATAGAAAGACGTTCCATCATTAAATGAGAAGTTCATCAGGTTTTGTATCGTTCCCGCATCCGGTGTACCTAGATAGGTACTATAGCCAGTTCGCTTGGTCTTTGCACCGAGAGGGAATGAGACCATGTTGACGCTATATACGAGCGCCCCATCGTCTTGTACAGGGTTAGTGTAGGTATTGATACCTCGTATGTCGAAGTAGTTTTGACTAGGCATGGTTTAGAAAAAATCCTCTAATCCCTCAGAGCTACCACTAACAGGCTCATCAATTTGTATGAATTGTGGACCTGATTGATCTCGTGGTGTTATTTCTGAAATAAAATCGCTTTTAATACCGTTGAATTGTTTTAGGTGTCTATCTGCTTGGTCTGTTTTTTGATCCATGTCGTATGCTTTGTACAGACAGTATTCGTTACAGCTTGTGGTGTACGATCTCAATGTCACACTTAGCTCATCAGAGTCCTCTACAAGTGGTGCGAATACATTTCCGTAGGTTATGCGTGCCGTTCCAGTTTGACCAGTTGGTAAGACGATAAATGTCTTATCGCCAGTCCATGTGTGTTGTGGATTTGCTGCGCTGTATACATTGCTTTCATCGTACTGATTGTATGGGACCATTGATGATTGGGTATATTTTGTGCCACCCGCATAGATAACCTCAAATTTTTTCGCTTGCTTGAAGTCCGTTGATGTTATGGTTCCTATCCCTGATGTACCGAATGCTACTAGTGCGGAGCTTAGTGCGTAGTCTTTGTTTACTTTTATTGCTGTATTTTGCATTTGCTCGCCCCATTGATTGACCCAGCGAGTTACTTGATCGGTTGATTTTATAAATCCTGAGTCAAATAGATCGTCCATCGCTGCTTGTCTGAGTGCTGCAAGTGAATACTGGGTTGGTCCACCTGGTACAAACCATGCTGAGTTTGATGATTGATCAGATGTTACTGAGTTGAGGTAGTATGTCTGGTATGCGTATGTAGTCGCACCTGTTGAGTCGTTGAATATAGTCTCATTTGAGTCTGGGGTTATGGCTACGGTACCACCTGTCATTGCCGTTGCAGTTCCTGCGGTTCCGACCGTTGATCTCAAAAAGACGATCTTATCGTACTTTATGTTATAAACAGGCGTATCAAGCGGATGACTGTATCTCAAAGTTCCGGCGGTGTTTAAGACAGTTCCCGAGGGGACTCCCGATCCCATAACCACTATCTCTGACTGTTCCTCACCAGTTTTGCCTATCTGAATGGCGTATTGAGAGGAGAATGGGTTTATGTTTCTAACGGGGACTACAGTTCCACTTGATGCAACAGTAGACAGTGTGAATGAGTACTGTGCGCTTTTATCGAGATTGTTTGAAACGCTGATTATCATAGTTTTGAGTTTATAAAGGTAATGTGTGGGCCTCTATCGCCTCCAGATCCAAGTACTACGAAACTGCTGTCGTTATACGTCATCAGGGCTTGATTGAATGTGATCCCTGACTCGTTGTAAGTGACTGCAATGGTAGTACTTGCTGCGTATACCCTATTTGCATATGCATTTGGTTTTGCGCTACTTGTCTTTCCGCTAGGTGTTTTGTTGTTTCCTGACACCATATTTGGACTTGTTGAGTCCACATATCCGCTAGGCTTTCCGCTAGTCGCTGAACGATAAGTAACCATTACCATTTTTAGATGTATCTAATGTTTATCGAGTGCTGAGTTGACGTTACTGCTGCTGTTCCTAAAGTTCCATCAGTTGCTGAAATTGCGTATCCTATACTTTGACCGAATGCTTGACCAATACATACGCCTGGAACGGCAAGATATGTATTTGGGATCTGCGTTACTGTTGGAATCAAGGCTGCACCACCAGGGAGAGGGAATGACAGGACAGGTGTCCCACCGTTTCCTATGGTTCCATCAAAGAATTGAAGGAATCTTGTAGTACCACAAGTGTTAGTCGCAAAAGCCGACAAAAGATGTCCATTAGAAGTCTTCGCCGTACCCAAGGAGGCTGCTGGGAGGACGTTAAGATTGAGGGGAACGTTTGAAGTGCTTATGACTGTCATGATATAAAATCACTTATAATGAGTGACTTCTATTTCACCACGACAGCTGTATAGTCTGTAGATACATTATACAAAAACACAACAGAATATTTAGGACGTCTTTTCAACTACCTCTTTCTTGACTTTCTCAAGGAAGGGAGCCCACTTCTCATCAAATATCTTTCTTGTGCTGTATTTCTCAAGCATGAACGCTCTACAGGCTCTAGACATCGCTTCTCGGTCACTGTCTTTGATCCTGTTTAGGCAGTCATAGATTGATTTTGTACTAGGTATGGCTACATAGGAGAGTAGGCCATCGAATCGCTTGCTGTGTACCTCACAGATTTCACCTGTGATGTGATTCTTGACCATTTCAGGCATAGATGAATAGTTGTTGACGATGACAGGCGTTCCACATGCTTGCGCTTCTATTGCGGTTAGTCCAAATCCTTCTGAGATAGAAGGCATCATGAGCACATCCATAGTCTGATAAATCCTTACCATGTCGGTCTTTTTAAGTTTGTATGTTATGGCGTACAGGTCAGGATAGAGCACTTTTGATTGAATACCTAGAAACTTTGCGTAGTATTTGATAGGAAAGCCACCAGGACCATCAGGATCGGTGTGAATGTACAGATACGAGTTCGGATGCTTTTTAAGAAACTGTGCGAATGCGTCCATAACCTCTTGAAATGACTTACGAGGTGGGTTGTCCTTGTTAGCTCCCACCATTCCAACGAGGAAACAATCCTCTGGAAGTCCGAGTGACTTCTTTAACATAGCTTTGGTCGTGCCTTCTTTGAGAGGGACGAATATATCTGTATCTACAGTGTGTTGGATGTAGGTTGAGTGGAGGCCGTTTTTCTTCAGTTCATCTTGACCGAACTGTGAGTAGGTGATTATTCTGTATGCTAACTTCAACTTCTCAATGACAGGCTGTGGTGCAGGCTCTCTATCAATGGGTACAAGCGGTATCCAGCTTTTTATCCTCTGTAAGTCGTCAGGATGCAGTACCCACGCATCTTGAAATGAGATGGTTATATCTGCTCCAAAGTCTTTACCATGATGCACCATCGCGTCAGATCCGTATATATGAGCCATTCTAGGATAGTGAATGATGTCATCGATAGTTACTATTCCTCCCTCTAATCCGAAGTAGTCTATGCACGCTATATCGTGACCAACCTCTTTAATCTTAGGAACTATCTCAGCGGACTGTTGGCCGTAACCGGAGGGAGACCACAGAGCGTTGGAGTTCCACAGTATTTTCATTGTGCGATCTTTTTTCGTGTCAGACATACAAATATATATAAATAATATTTGCATGCCCTTCTATATTCATTGGCTGCGTGTGTAGTTTTATTACTACAAGTTTAGGAAACCAGTTGTTCTATTTTATCAGCTACTTTCTCATTTACCCACGTTCTGTAGTTCATCTTATTAGCTTTACTACCTCCGGCTGCGTGTATTACTTTTAGTTCCACATCAGCTTTGGGGAAGTTGTCATCTGCTTTAGGGATGATGATCTTGTCGCCCTGTAGCTCTGCGCGTGATAATTCACCTTTTGCAATGAGTCCCCACCAGGCAGACATACCCGCTACTTTATCTCCATGATCGAAGCATCGTACGTTCCAATTCCCAAAGTAAATTAGTGCATTCAGCAGATCCTGCTCTCGGTACTGCATGCGATCAAACTGAGGGGTGAAGCAGAGATTTTTCCATTGCTTTACGAATTCTTCAGATCTCATAGCCACAAATCCACAGTTCATGTACTCAACAGGTAAAATGCCCCATCCCTGCACTACTCCGTATGTTTTAGGATCGACTCTGTTCCAGTTCATGACCGTTCCCACATCGTAGTCTTTGGTGTTTAGCACGTAGTCTAGTGATCCGGTAATTATCGAGTCTGCGTCTATTTTTAGTACTAGTTCGTATTCCTTGATGTATCTTTGTGCGATTATAGGAGTGGCTCGATAGAAGAAATGGGGATCTATTTTTAGCTCACCTTTTAGTTCGTCTCCGGTAATGACTTTGAAAGGCACATCAGGGTGAAACTTCTTGAATGAGTTCTCCAACATCTTTGCGTAGGGCATGTTTGCCTCATCCGCGATGGTGAAGACTAAAACAGGCTTTTTGACGATCTCTGCCTCTTTTGCGAGTTCTGATAAATCTTTCATATTATTTGAAGTAATAAATAATCAAAGCCGTGTAGTAAATCGTTAAGAAACCAAATAGCCCCATCCATGCGACAGGTGTTATTAAATTGATGTATATAAGCTGACGGATCATGATCGTTGAGCCACGAAAACTGACGCCTCTGTTTTGTTCATCCAGTTAAATGTGTACCCCAGATCCTGTAGACACATCTGGAATTGTTGTTTGTTCATTGAACTCCACGAGTGGTGCTCTCCAATGATGAGTGGTATCTTTTCTACGACACTAGAAAATCCCTCAGAGTTTATTATCTCAGACTCATAGCCCTCTACGTCAAATTTTAGCAGATCAACCTTATCAACTTTGGCCCTTTCTAGTAGGGTTTTCATGGTAAGTATCTCGACCTCCTCAGAAGGTGTGCCATCACTGACTTCTTGCTTGAGTGAGAACATTGTACTGTTGGTGTTGTGGAATAGTTGCTGTTTTGTGTCTTCTTTACCAAGAGCTACTTGCATGATCTCTATGTTTTTTATGTCGTTGTACTCAATCATGGCGCGGATGCAGTCGGAGTGCTGTTTTGAAGGTTCAACTGCGACGACTCTTTTAGCGAAGTCTTTGAAGTAGAAGTTTGTAAGTCCGATGTTTGATCCGCAGTCCACAATCACGAGATCCTTTTTACCGTCTAGGTAAGGTGCATACACTCTATCCATGTAGACCTCTTTCAATATATGAGGGATGTAGGAGTTGGCGAAATCATTGAAGAAAAAAGCCCCTTGTGGTCTTGTATTCATTGCTGAATATTCTACCACTAGGGGGCTGATTTGTCAAAAACCCTGACGGGGTAAGATTAGAGAGCGGCTTGGAAGCCTTCTGAGCTCAAATCTTTCGATGGTTTGTACGTAACAACATACCGATCGGTCAAAGCTACAACTGCTGTGCCTTTGACACTATGACTGGTTGCTGAGATTAACGAACCAATTCCACCAGTTCCAAATGACGTTGGAGTTCCGTTGTTGATCCAAGTGATGTTTTTGACATCGCCTGTGCCACCAAGTTTGTCTGGGAGACCAAATCGTGCAACTAAGCCTGCTGCTGTTCCAATGGCAACACCAAGGACTGGTGTACCAATGTTATCGACTCCATTAGGAGTATAACTTGCAGTGCCTACTTTTGCGTAGATAAGAGTTCCCGCTGCTGAACCACCACCGTTGGCTGAACCGATGCTAATTGTCTCAACCGCTGTGCCTCCGAACTGATCTTGACCTCGTACGATCAATGTTCCACCTACTCCACCGACAGGTCCGGTGATTGAGAATAGAAGGGTTCGTGGTACGTCTGGGAGAGGGTTGGTTATGATACAAGGAGCCGCGACAGTTCCAGGAGCAACAGTACCGATGTAAGTCGTGCTCGTTGAAGGATGCATGACTACATACTGTACGTATTGATCTACCTCGTCTGGCGAGACTTTGTATCCTGATCCCGCGTTTATATCGTGATGGGTTTTAAGACCTGACATACTAATAAAGTAATTTTTATAATAGAACGAAATCTTTGAACTTTTTATTGTTGTTGAGCTTGTTTACCGATTTAGCTATTCTCACTCTCTCAAGCAACTTTTCCCCTACTAGCGTCTTGTAGTTGCTCTCACCCACGAATTGTCTTAGTGTTTTAGTACCTTGACCAAATCGGTGTATGGCGTAAGAGCTCATGACGTCTAGTCGTTCCATGAATGGGTCATTCAAAGCTGCTTGGATGTCATCGAAGTATTTTTTACTTTCGGTCAGAGTTTCGGCTATCATGGCCTTATTTCTCTGAGGGCTAAAGTTCACCGGATCTTTCACGATGAACTTGTAGTCTCTGGCATCCAAGTCAGCTGTATTCATAGTTACTTAGTTCGGCGCAACATACGGCCGTTAGCGGCTGGGCATGTACACATCAAATTGGTATACCATGAGAACACCTTCTGGAAGGTGATATAGTCAGATCGGCGAAGCATATTATCTTCAACAAATGACATATCAGCAATCTGACAGACCGTCCAAGTGTCAAGATTCACGAGAATCATTTCACCATCTGGCGTGTCATAATCTGGGAATACTCCCACTTCACCTGTGCCTACTTCGAACTTGAGACCACTCCAGCCGGAAGTCAACTCGGTCTTTTCGACTGAGCGTCTCATGGCTGTCATGAGGTCACCAAATTTGGTGTAAAGGCTCTGGTTACAGAACCAAGCATAGCGATCTGATTCACTGGCATACTCGTAAGCACGCATGTAAACAGATTCCATGTCGGCGATCGTCAGAGCTGCGTTTGAAGCAGTTCCAAAGATTTGGGGTGAGATCACGTCGTTTCCGCGTGAAAGACCCATATAGTCGGCGGTTCCAGAGGAAAGGGCAAGGCGTAGACCTTGGACTTCTGCTGTTCCACCACCAGCCTCGTCACCGTCTACAAAGTAGATAGTGTCGTTAGCGTTAACTGCTGGAGCACCAGTTACCACGAGGGTACCAAGAGCACTACCACCAGTTACTGAGGTGATCGTACCTGCATCTGCTGCACCAGTTCCGATACCTATGGCCTGACCTACTGAAAGATACTTGGTTGGTTTAATATCATAGTTGATAGAACCATACCAATCTACCGAACGTCCATCATCAAGACTTGCATCAGGATATTGAACAGTAAGAGTACCGACTCCAACTGATCCACCCGAAGCTGGGACTTGTGCAATGGCGCCGTATCCATCAGACATATACTGACGGTTGACGTTCTTGCTAAAGTCTTTAGTCATTGCTTGTGCTTGGAATTTCATTGCTGAAATAACTGCACGCTTATCACCTTGTGAGGCTTTGATAGCAACGTCGTTAATATCAAAGGTAGCAGTCAAATACTTTGGTGAAACAGTTCCACGAGTTGAGGTCGAAGACCCAGTTCGTAGTTTGTTGTTAGCACCACCGAGGTTGGCGATACCAGTGTGTCGACCAGTTCTAATAGGAGCAATGAACTCATCGTTGATGATTTCAATGTTCTCGTTCTTTTTGAGAACTTTCAGAAGTTTGGTCTGTGAAGGAATGTTGTCGCTGAAATAAGGCTGGACTACTTCTTTTAGTCCTGCATTGAAGTCAGACATCGAGAATGCTGAAGTTGCCATTTTTGTTAAATGTAATAATTAAATAATTTACTCTCCAAGCGCCTCTCTCATGCGCTCATCGAAGTTATCGTTTGTAACTGGTCCTGACTTTGGTTCAGGGTTTTTCTTTCCTCCTGAGAGTGTTCTCAAAGCTGGTTGTTTTTTGCTTGACACTTGTTCTGCCTTCCATGTATCTAGTTGATCTTTGTGCATATCTTCATATGCTTTTTCAAGATCCGAGATACCGTAGGCTTGAGCGTATGCAAGCACAACCTTTTTTGAAAACCTTGGTCTACCATCTGTTCCGTCAATCGACTTTTCTAGTTCATCAGCTTTATTCAAGATTGTCTTTATCGCGTCTCTTTCGCTCTCTCTTTTTTCAAGATGCTTATCGAGATCGCTCAACTTGACATAACCTGACTTGTCTAGATCCTCGCTTTGAACGAAACCTAGTTGACGCAATGCCTCTTTGGCCTTCTGGACATCTGCCCCAGTTTCTGTACCAGCATTCTGTTTAGCGTTGAACTGTGCAAGCTGTGCGCGAGCTTCGTCCAACTCTTTCTTAGTGCTAGCAAGAGTCTGTTGTGACCGTCCGTACTCTGGCCATACCTTGTCGAATGATGTGTTATATTGCTTCTCAAGTTCTCGCGTCCTGCTTCCAAGACCGATGAGCTCAGATGCGTTATTAGCATCGTATTCTTGACCGTTTATAACGACCTTCTCTACTGCCTCCGTTACCACTTTGTCTTGGTCCATATGTAAATAGTCGTACCAGTCTGATGTATCAGCTGTGTACATTTATAATATTTCCCAATAAAAAAAGCTTGGATTGCTCGTTTTACGAGGTTTCCAAGCCTTCTATTTCGCGTGGTTAGGCAGTTACTTATACTGCTATCTTAATTGTACAAATCTATAATGTGTTGTCAACAGATTGCTTGACAGGCATTACGGGAGTTGTGGCAAAGTCTGCGGGCTGCAATACAATACCTGCTTTGGCTGCCATTTGGATCTTCCCGTTGATTGGTAGGTCCTTGAATGACACCGATTCACTAACCTTAGCAGTGTCCACTGGCTTTGGTGCGTTTATGTTTTGTATAGACTTTGCTAATCCACTCTGTTGCATTGCTTCTATGACTCCGACTTTTGTACTGTCCACCAACTTCTGATCTGCTTCTGGACCCACTAGTCCAAGCTCTTTCAGAACTTCTACCACGGCGATCTTCATCTTCGTTATGCTGTCTTCAGTTACGTTATCCGGTGAATTCTCATTGAATGCCTCCATGAATTCTTCTGTCGAACCGAATCCGTATGTATCTAAGAATTTCTTTATAACTATCTTGAGAGGCTCTTTGTCGATCATCCCACCTGTTGAGAGTTGGATCATGAAGGTGATGATGTTCTGCATTGACTCTCGTCTACCTTGCATGGTAAGACCAAGCCCTGGTTCCATCTCGATACGGATTTTTACATCTTTATCAAGAACGATGGTGTTTGGGTCCATCTGCTTACCCACTTGATTGGCGAGGTCAAATCCTCTCTTGCCAACTACGTCAAAGTAACTTGGCTCAGAGTCTTGAATATGTTCTATTTCTACTGGTTTCAAGAAGTCTTTGTGTGCTCGCTCAAACATAAGTTCAGCGACTTTCTTTAGAGATGACTTTAACATCAAGCCTGGTATTTTCAAGTTGGCATATTCTGAGGCTTTTAGAGATTCTATAGCTACTCCTGACTTTACACCTGGTGATGCCTGACCCAAAGCTGACGTGGTTGCTCCCTGTTCCTCGATGTATTTATCTAGAAGCTGAATGACGTTGAATGGAGTTGATCCGACTGATGAGGTTTGTAGTTGAGTCAATGGTGTCGTTTCGTACTCTAACAGTTGACCGCCTGGCATGTTTGATACTTGGAAATCTTCACCCTTTCGCTTTTGAAACGCTCCAATGACCATCGTGTTTACCCACTTCTCAAGGCGGGTCATGATAATGTCTAGGGATTTGTTCTGTGGGATGAACCTTTCAATCAGAGGTGTTGAGTACAATGATCCTGGCTCAAATCTAAACTCTGCTAAAGGATACTGATCGTAGTTTATATACTCGTCAAATAGAGTCACTCCACCAGCTGCGAACGTGTGGCGCATTATCATATCGCCTTTGTCTTTTCCTTCGAGTGCTCCCGATTCTTTTGATAATCTTATTGCTCGTGCTGAATTTTCATCAGACAAGTACTCTTTTCTAAAGCTCTCGATGACCAGTAATGTTCCCTGTCCTTTTTCACCTGTCTTACTGCCAAACTTAGCACGCATGTATGCATCTCGTACTTCTGATGTAGCGTATTTGTTGTCGGGGGTCAACTTCTTCGTCAGCTCTGGGTCAAAGAGTTCATTACTCTTAATCTCATCTAGCGTCATCGGTTCTACTATCGCAATCTGTGACTGTTCCTGGACTGACTTTAAGTCACCGTCTAGAACGACTTCGAAAGCTCCACGAACTTTGACAACGATCTTCTGCTCGTCTGTATCACTCATAACTTGAATGTATGAAACTGACTCCTTAGCGGCTGATATGAGAGCTTCTATGGTTTTGATAAGCATCTCCTGATCTTCCCACTCTGTAGTCAGCCAAGTGCCTCTTTTTCTAGCTTCTTGCTTAGATCTGTCATAGGCAAGCTTGTATGCTTGTTCGTTGATCTGACCAGTTGATGGGTCTCTAAAGGTCTCAATAGTTACACGTTGAGGGTAGATTACTGGATATGGCTCAGCAGCGAATAAAAGATTAGACACTCCTCGGATCTGCAGTGAAGCTCGTGGAATCGCACGCTCTGTATATCCCTTGCCTCCGGTTAGTTTGTCTATGACTCTACCTGTTTTCTTAGAGATTGATCTAAAGTGAAAGCCGTCATCGAAGAAATTGTTGTCATACCATCGGCGCTCGAATATTCTTCGTTTCTGTATCTTCTGGGTCACAAACTCTGTGATTTGTTGGCCCATTTGTTCTGAGGATAGATCGTTTATCATAAGACTTGGCGTGTCCACTAGGACACATTCCAAGCCTTCTATTTCGCTTAGGATCGGCGGTTCAGTAGTCCGCTAAATTGTATTATTTCAGCTCATTTTTAATGAATTTATCAAATTGTTCAGGCGTTGCATCTTCTAGATCCACTTCGTCAGTCTCCTCTGGGAGTATTGTTTGTTTACCTGGCTGCTTGGTAGCTACTAGATATTCGTTTATGTTTCGCGACATCGATGCTTTGATTGCGTCGTCTAGTTGTTTGAGCATCTTAGCGGTGAAGAAAAACTTCTCCACAGCCTGTGCGACACAAATAAATGCGAGCACTACCACAACGATAGTTTCTGTCATATTATATATTTTCTCTAATTTGCCAATATTCTTTGAATGGGTTGGGTACGCAAAAGTTCTCTCGCTCGTATAAAAATGTATCTAAAGCGGTGAACATGTGACCTGCGTTTTTGACGATCTTGACCGTTACGGGTACGTTATCTACGGTGTATTTTATCTCTTTGTCTGTCCGTGAATCGGGAAGTCTAAAGGCATCCATGATCGAGAAGTTGACGTGCTGTGCATCTAGGTCTCTGATCCCTACCGTTACTCCCTCTCCCTCTTGCTTCTTAAGCTCTTTAGCGTTCTTTGCGGTCTCATCTAGGAGGAAAAATGGGATGTTTGGGCGTGAGAATAGATCATACATGAAGTACAAAGCAGCCATGAGTTGGATGTGATTGAAAGTCTTTTTCTCAACTGTCATCGTACTCATACTCCTCGTACTCGTCTCCTGACTCGTCTGTGGGTTTGTCTTTGTTCTCTTTGATTTTTTCTTGGACATCTTTAGCAATAATTGATAAATGTTTTGACTTCTCTTTATCAGATATGTTCTGCAAGCTCCACACTGCTAGGGCGTGACTGATGACTATATCATCGTGAAATCCCACCGGAGCTTCGTACCTCACCGTACCGTTCGAGCTTATGTCGTAGGTGAAGTTCGAGAACTCACTAATCGTCTCCTCTAATTTTAGCATTTTAATATTAGAAAGTTCTATCCAATTGGATAGTTTCTCAATAAGGTTCTTTTTAGACTCATTCGTGAACTTGTAGGGTTGGATCGCTACCCCGTCTCTGGACATATCATCGAATATCGGTTCTCCTATGCCCGTGGTGTCCATGATTACGAGACACTTGTTGTACTTCACTGATAGTTCTTTGATTCTTGCCTTTTGAAATGGCCACTCTAGTTGGTTGAATCTCATTTGATAGACCTGATGGTTGTTGGTCCGGTCGTAAACCGTAAGTACCGTGAAGTCTTGCACCTTGGCTAGATCACAGCCCATGACGTATAGATGACCTGGAATGGGAGCTTCGGGTTCGAGTATAGCCACGCTTAAGACGTTAGAGAATACGACTCCGGTGTCATCGAGAAACTCTGCGTATATCTCTTGTTTTACTACTTTTTCGGGTAGGGACTTGATCTCCTCCATCACCTTCTGTCTGTTCACGTAGGGTGAGTCAAAAGAGGTGAATCTGAAGGATTTATAACTCGGCTGTGCTTTATCCATGCCTCTTTGAAACAGTTGGAAGAACAGCCCCTTCCCTTTCGGCGTTCCTCCTACGACTCCTGACGCTTTAGGGTTCCACAACATAGGGACTATTGAGTTGTGCCATAAATATTCATCTCGTAGCACGATGCCCGCCTCATTGACAAAGTACAGATCATAGTCAAATCCTTCAATAGTTTCTGGTCTATCTGCTGATCTAAAGTCTATGAAGCTGTCTTTAATATACACGATGTTTTTCTGCTTTTCCCACTTCCACAGCGAGGGAGGGAGTTTCAACAGGTGGGGCACAAAGTACCGCTCAATGTAACGATCGATGTTTCCATTCACCACGTCCACCCACAATCCTTTCTCAAAACTGCCTTTTAGTGCCTTACGAATGAAGTTGTTTGCTGCTCCCTTCGTGAGTCCCCATCGTCTACCCTTTGCTACCACCTTGTGTGGTGCGGGGTCATCAAAGACCTTCTGTTGGTCGGGGAAGTTATGTATTGCAAGCTGGATTTTCATCGGGATAAGTTGAGATATGATGGATGTTTTGTGGTAGCCATAGATTTAACCAGTCGTGGGATTGACTCGATGTTTCGTGGTTTGTGTAGGTGGATATTCTTTTGTGTTTTGAGAATCTCTATATCATCGCTGGCATCATGGCTGTAGCCGTCGTGTTTGTAGTTGTCATCACGCCCCGAACCTATAAGCTGGACGGGTATTTTCTCGTGATTTATGTACGTTCGTATAGTCTCGAAAGGTCGGTAAAGTAGAAACGGAGTTATCGAGTACACGAATACCCGTTTTCCACCGAGCGTCAGTCCTACCGCTGTATCCATTGCCGATTGTTCAGCTGCTCCTGTGTTTAAGCATCTTTCTGGGAAGTCATAAAAGTGAGTGTTGAGTATTCCGTAGCCTAGGTCTATAGCTATAAGCCATATATTTTTGTTCTTTGCCATCTCGTTATGGAGACAGTGTGCGAATAAGCCACGCTGTGATTGTAGGTTTAGCATAGTGTCATCTCCATTGCCAAATTGTATTGATCTTCATTTAAGGTCATGTAGTGCTATTAAGTTGTAAGTTTGGATTTGGCATATTGATTTTTCCAATGTTTAGAAAGTTCTATTGTAGTCTTTTTTATGTGACACTTTTTGCAAAGAGTCTGACCGTTAGACAAATCATATCTCAATTCTGGAAAATGCATCCACATTTTTATGTGATCCGCTTCTATTTTGACTCCTCTTAGCTTGCAACTCTGACATGTATAATTGTCTCTTACAAAAACCTTTTCCCTCCATTCGCAATGTTTGCGATAGTCCGTATCTTCTTGCCTTATGCTTCTAGGCTTTCCAGACCTAAGTCCTTTATTCCATGTAATTTCGTTTTCAAATCTTTTCTTCTGAGATTTGCTTTGATTCTCTTTGTACCCTTCAGGCCAACCATGACCCATCTTTGAATTGCTTATCTTTTTTCCTCGTAATTTTCTTTGCTCTGGAGACATTTTCTCATGATATTTCTTTAACCTGATACTTTGAGACTTCCTTTCTTCCTCTGTCCATATTTTATTTTTGCTCGCTTCTTGGGCTATGGCCACTGCCTTTGCGATCCTTGGATCGTCTTTGGCTTTAACGCCTTTATTCCAAGGCGTGTGACCTTTTAGGAAGGGATTGCTTGCCTTAACTAACCCCTTTGTGCCTTTTAACCAACTCACATGCCCCTTTTTAAATAAATTTTCTCGAGATCCACAATATGCATGCCCTTTAATAAATACCATATAACTAAGTATAACCATCTCCTCTCAAGAACACAATAGCATTGCTTGCTCATACATTTTATTATCTAGTGTAAGATAGTGCGCCGAGAGGCCCTCTAGGAAAGGAAAGTCAAACTCTGTTTGATGTACTCTGATATTTAGGTTCTTGTACGCTGATGTGCAGTTGATTAGGCGGTGCGGATATACTTTCTTCATGGCACTAAATCCGTTGGCGTTTACGATTATCTTTATGTTGTCCAGGTGAAGGTCGCTTGCGGTGTTCATCGACTCGTACACCGACCCTTCTGACATTTCACCATCTGAGATCATTACATAGACTTCTTGGGTTCTGTCAGCGAGAGCATAACCTACAGCAATGCCTATTCCATGTCCTAGACTTCCGGTAGATGCCCATATCCCATCCTCTGGACAGTAGTTAGGATGGACTCCGTGCTTGTGAAAGAGTTCTTCAGCGTTCTTGCCTCCCTGTGATTCTATGACTACGTACTGAGCGAGTCCGGCGTGGCCGTTTGATAATATAAACTTATCTCGTGGCCCCATGTCGTTGTAGGCTTTAGCGATAAGGTCCACCGCAGTAATGCAGCTACCCACGTGAGATAGATGGTTTCTATATGATATGTCGATAATCCTTCGTTTAAGTTCGGGGTTTTTCATATACTTTTTTGTAATGTCTGTAGGTGTCGATCAGTCCTGATGCGATGTCATGCTTTTCTTCCCATCCTATCCCTCTGAGTTTTGAGTTATCAGCGACCCAGTTTGAGGTTGTGTCGTTGGGCCTTTTTATAACCGTTGCGCTATTCAGCGTTATCATCTTTCCTGAGATTTGTTCTAGGGTTGATACTATCTCTCCGTTGGTCCACTGAACGCCTGTACCAATGTTTAGTATCCCTGTTGTGTTAGTTTCCATTGCTTTTATTATCCCCGCACAGAAGTCATCGACATGTATCCAGTCATGCTTAGGTTCTGTGTGGACTGAGATTGCTTCTCCGGTCACTAGACTTCGTATCACGGTAGGAATGAATCGATGCTCCGCTTCTCCAGGGCCGTACACTGAAAAAGGTCTGATCGTGAGTACTTTCTGGTTACGGGATCGGGCGTAATCTCCAGCGATCAGCGTTCCCATAGCTTTAGTGAGGGCATAGTTTCCATTAGGTTCTAGTGACTCGTCTTCTCTCATGGGATGATTCTTGTATCCATACTCTGATGATGATCCACAGTTTACAAACAGTTTGCGTCCTGAGTGTTCAGTTAGAGACAGTAGTTTTCCTAGATATTCTACGTTAGATTTTAGACACTCTAGCTTCTCAGTTTGTCCGTAGTGATTCCCGTAGGCTGCGAGGTGGATAACATAGTCAGGCTTGAGTGCCTTTAAGTTTCGTGATCCGTGTTCTAGCTCGTCTCTCGAAATAGTGTAGACGAAGTTCCCCATAGATCGCAGTAGTCGGACGAGGTGAGATCCGATGAATCCCGATGATCCTGATACTGCTATTTTAGACTTTTGCATAGGTTCCATAGGCTGAAATGGTTCCCTGAGTAATAGACACTTGGTATCCGCATCCGCAACGTATTCTGTAGCTTTCGCTTTCGATTAAGGTTGTTCCTTGATGGAAACGAAGCACTAGAAATGTGCCATCTTGCAATAATTTACCCAATACCTGCTTTTTCTGCTCCTTAGCGCAGATCGGACAGTACATTAAACCTGGACTATTCGTTGTTTGCATTTGTTGTGTCGACTATTTCAATGGTAAGTGGTCCTCCGTCCAATCCCCCTATCTCTGTTGACTGTTTAGGCATTCCATCCATACGGTTCATGATTTCTTTTTGAGCTGTTATATCTCCGGCGATAGCCATCCTAACAATCTTTTCGGTGATAAGTTTTTTAGCTTGGCCCATTTTTCCACTAGTAGAGGCGAATTCTTTTTCGAGTGCGTCTGCAAGTAATCCTGCCCAGGTCCATTCTCTGCGGGGAGCACCTTTTTTGTTTATTCGTTCAGGGTTTGTGTGAAATCCTATAGTTGGTTTATTTGTGTTACTCATAGTGCTTGGTTTAAGCTTGTAAATTTTCCTCATTTGAGCTCGATCCGTCTGATATTTCTACGGTTACTTTATAGATGCAATCGTCGGGCAATTGAACGACTCTCAGTACTTGCTCTTTTTGGTATTCTCCCGTTTCAAATGTAAGAAGATTTGCGTTGTCTGAGGACCTAGTACGGAAGTGCTTTTTGTCAGCAAAGAAGATGACGCAGTTGTTCGGAGGTTGTGTACCGCGGTAGTCGGCCATAGTGGGTTAATTATACACCCTATTTTTTTACTTTCTTTTTGTCTACCACTGCAATGTTAATTTTCTGACTAAGTTCTTCACAAACCAATCTCCGAAGTTCATTTAGCTCATCATTCATCTTGTTAGCCACAATATCAACTTGTTCAACGGCAGTACATTGAGATACTAGTTTTGTTGATTTAACAATGAGCGCTCTTACCTTATCAATAAAGTAGTCAACCGAGTCAGTCACAGAGTCAATGTTATAATTGTATTTATCGAGGCAAGATGAGTTCATTTTCTTCTCCTTCTCCCGATTACTTTTCGGTAACAACTGCTGCATAGTTTAACAACTCCACAATACACCGCATCCTGTCCACAAAACGTACATGGTATCTTATACGGGTTTTTCATACAACCTCATTTCTTTTATTTGCTCGGTTCGATTCTATTCTCCCCTCGTTCTCTTTGTTGGTGAGAGTTGTTTTTTTCTTTCTTCCTGGGTTCTTTCTCATGGATGCGATCTGAGAGAAGTAGTCCTTGGCTTTTGTTTTTTTGAGTAGGTTTCCGCCTTGTCTTCCCCATTTGGCGAAGTCCTCTGTGGTGTACTGTGTCATAGGTCTTTGAGTTTTTGTAATTTGTTGGTAAATCTATCAGTAAGTAGTTCCGTCTTTTTACTAAGATATTCAGATGCAACCACAATATCGGATAGAGTTTTGGATCGATCTACCAGTTCACAATATCTCCTGGTAATCTCTTGTAGCTTTGAAACAAAGAGCTTCTCAATTGGGTTTTGATCTGGCTGTGTCATCCCTCGATTATAGCATGACCCTTGTATGTGTCAACGACCTGTTTATTTACCTATTGACATATATCAAGGGGCCTGCTATTCTTATCTCATGACCATACATTACACGCTCAACCCGTTTTTGAGACTGATAGGATTACGCCTCGTACCCTATGGGAACGGGACAGATGGATGGACGTATATTATCTATTTTTCACGATCATGAATATACGAAAAATCAAGCTCTATACCGTAGCTATTCTCCTGGGGGCAGGACTGGCCATTCACCTTTCTCACTCCATCGTCAAGGCGCAGGTGGTGGAGAAAATAGAAAAGCCCTGGAAGGTGACCCGATACGTGATTACTGAAAGTGCAATTATTGCACAAAAGTATACTCTCGGTAAGTATGCGGG